CCCGCCATATTTCCAGTAGAAGGATCTTTAGTTTGAATTTCGTTTTGTCCTACTAAAGCATTCCAAATTACAACATGAATTGTGTTTGGTATCCAATCAGCTTGCCATGCATTACCTTTATCAGCCCAATCAATATGAAAAGAATCATCTATTTTTATATAACTGTCATTTGCTATTACTATTTGTGTTGCCATTAATATCTCCTAATGTTTTATAATATAGTTAACCACCACAAATGGTGAGAATGCGTTTGTTCCTGCCGCTGTGACAGATCCAGTTAAAGACGTTGTAATATTACCTGTTAAAGTACCAGATAAAGTATGAGTATGGTTGTGACCAGTTCCTGATCCTGCATTTCCGATGTTAGCATTTGGAAAATTTGTTCCACCTGGGTTAACGTTATCGTTACCTTCCATTCCACCTGTTGTTTTAGCATTTGTAGAGTGATTATGTGATGCTAATTGAGCAGTTGTTAAAGAAGTATTAGCAATACTTCCTGTTACAGTAACAGCTTGGTTTGTAGCATTTGTAGCAGCTTGGTTATTAGTTACAGATACAGTAACTGTGTTTGCTCCACCAGTGCCTGCTAAGTTATATGTATTACCATCAAAACCTTGAGGTGTTTTACCTTGTAGTTGAGGAACGTTAAATGTTGTTGAGCCGTCACCGCCTCCGTAAGTTGTGCCTGTTACAACGAATAATTCTGCATAGGTTGATCTTGATACTGCCGCACCATTACATAATAAGTAACCTGCTGGAGCAGTAGTTTTCGTCCAAGGCTTAATTGCGCCTACTTCACTTCTGTTTGTTAAATCCTGTAAGTTAGCCATTAGTCGTTATATTTCAACCTCCACCCATTGTCTGCGTTTACATATACCAGAGCAATGCCCGCACTATTAGTGCTTATTGTTAAATCCGCAGCAGAACCTTGTATCTTTTGCGAGTTACGACCTACTGTCAAATTGTTT